TGAGTCTGGTGAGAAGGTTATGCCGGATTCGTGGCGCGAGTTTTTGGAGTGGTTGTTGTTGGGGCCGGATCGGCAGCCTGTTACGCAGCGTGAGTGGGCGGCGGAGCATGGGGTGCATGAGGATTCGTTGCGCCGTTGGAAGCGTGATCCTCGTTTTACGAGGGAGTGGGATCGTCGTGCGGCTGAGTTGAATATTCATCCTGAGCGTACGCAGTCGGTGATTGACGCTTTGCATGCTCAGGCGGTGGCGGGGTCTGTGAATGCTGCTTCTTTGTATTTGCAGTACATTGAGAAGTTTACGCCGCGGCGTTCGTTGGTGTTGGAGGATCGTGCGGTGTCGGGTTTGTCGGATTTGGAGTTGGCTGACGAGTTGGAGGGGCTTGTGGCTGAGTTTCGTGCTGAGGAGGTTGTTGGTGGTTTGGCCGGATGTGACGGAGAGGGTGAAGATGGGTCCGTTGTTTGATGATGAGTTGGGGTGGCGTGAGGAGGCGTTTGGTGAGCATCCTGTGTTGGGGCCGTGGGGGGATCCGTTTCATGGGCCGGAATCTGATGAGCCTTTGGAGTGCGGGTTGGAAACTCCGGAGGTGTGTGAGGCGTGCGAGTGAGGTGGGCGGTGTCGTTGGCGGTGACGGCCGTGTTTCTGTCTGTTGCCTTCATGGTTTGGGGTTTGGGTCGGACGTTACAGTCGTTGTTCGATTAGATGGTTGAGTACGATCCGCGTCTGGGTAGGGCGCCGTGGGCGCGCCCTGTGGGGCGCGATCCGCGGGTGGATGTGGCGTTGGGTTTGATTGGCGGCAAGCCTGATCCGACGGCTTTTCGCCCTCCGGGTGACGGGATGAATCCGTTGCAGGCGTTGGAGTGGTTGGGGAAGCAGGCTATTAGGGATCCGTTGTCTGCGGGGATGTCGTATGCGTCGTTGTCGGAGGCGGACCATAGGCGGCAGCGTGAGGGGGCGCCGTGGTGGCAGCGTGCTTTGTCTCAGGCGAAGGCGCCGGTGGATTGGTTCAACGTGGACCGGTGGGGTGAGGCTCGTGGCACGCAGGGTTCGTTGGGTCAGTCTGTGTTGACGGGGTTGTTGACGTCGGATGTTCGTGATCCGGCTGAGGTGGCGCGGGCGCGTGAGTCTCAGTTGTATCGGAAGGGGTCGGGGGTGGTTGATGCGGGTATCCGGTTGACTGCGGATCCGATAGGTGTGTTGGGGGGGTCTACGATTCGGGCGCTGATTGCTAATGCGGCGCGGGCGGGTGGTCCTGCTGCGGCTGCGGGGATTCGGTCTGCGGCTGCTGGGAACCGGTTTGGGTTGCGTGATCCGGGTCGGTGGTTGGGGGATGTCGACCCTCCCGATGTTACGAGGGGGGTGCCGCCGTCGGCGAGGACACCTTCGACGGCGCATCAGTTTGATACGCCCCGGTATTTGGGCGAGATCCGTGCCGCCCGTCCCGAAACGCTCACGGCGAGGGTTTCCGAAACGGTGGCGTCGTCTCTGCGGCGGGATCGGTCGAACCACTGGAGGCCCGCTATTCAGCGGGGGGCGCCGATTTTGGAGGACGGGTACGTCATCCCGATGAACCAGCCGTTCTCAGGGCGAAGTGTGCTTCCGGAGAGCGGTGTTCTTGTCCAGATAGATGAGGCGGGGCAGATCGTCGGGAAGCCTCATCGCGCCGTCGGTGACACGACGCGGCTACAAGATTACAACTTCGCAGGTCAGGACGCATGGAGGTTGGATCAAATCCAAGGTTCGGCGCCGCGTTGGTTGTGGATCCACTCAGGCGGAAGCGGCCGGGTAACACCCGCACAGTCGGTACACGGCCCCGCCGTAAACCGTACAGGCGTGTACAAGGTTGCTATGACCGGCGAGGAGGTTGCCTCATCGACGGTGGATGACCTGCTGGAACGGTTCGACAACATCTTCCCCGATCAGGAGTGGGATATCAGGCAGGTTCCAAGGGTGATGGAGGGGGGTGTGTTCAAGGGTACGGCTGCGGAGGGGAAGACGCTGACGGAGATCGGCGAGATGGCGGGGAGAAGCCATCTTCCCGTTGCGGCCACCAAGACGGCCCGACAGGCGCAGGTTGCTGCGGCTAACACTCTTTCACCCGCTGAGGTTGACAGAATCTGGCCGACGGTGGCCCGCATGTATGCCGACGAAGCCGTCGACAACATTCTGACAGCCCGGGACGACATGGACACGATGCGGTTGCGGGCGCTGTTTTACGATGATCCGGCGATGGCGGGCAATCAGACCGCCCATTCAGCGATTGTCGATTTTGTGGACCGCGCTTCGCAGAGAAGCGGCACGGGGGACATAGGGCTGCCGGGGTGGATTTCCATACCGACGAAGGAGAGTCGTCTTCTGGAAATACGGGATCTGGTTGTCGCCGATTTGCGGGAGGTCACCCGCAAGTTCGTGGACGACATGGACATGCCGGAACGGGTGTCGGTGGGGCGCTGGCAGTCGCCGGGGGAGAGGATCGGTGCGTCGGGTTCGACGTTCCCGATGGATCCCCAGTGGGGGGAGAAAGTGACGGTGGGGTATGGGGGGCGCAGCCACCGCTTTAGGGGAAGTCGCCCCGTGGGCGGCCCAGAGGTACCGCTGTCGCAGCGTTACGGGCGAAGAGGCCCAAGCATCGGGCACAGCGGTGAGAATCGTAAGTGGATTGAGGCGGTCGTGGATCCCCGTGAGGACATCGACTTCTTTATGCTGTCGCGCACGGGGCAGAACATGGCGGAGCATGAGATTCTGATGTCGCCTGCGAAGTGGGCGGAGAAGGCCGTGGCCGGGTTGGGGCAGCATCCCACAAGTCGGGTTCGGCAGCCGGGTTACAGCGGCCTGTTCGGCAGAAGTGCCTTGGAGCCTCAGATGGCGTTGCCCACCAGAGCGGCCCCTTCAGATATGCCGGGGTTGACTTCGGCACAGATAGAGTTCGGCCCCAACGCCCCCAAATGGATACAGCGCGCTCTGGACGAGTTGGAAGCCGCAGGCACAGAACCGGACCTTCTGAACCGGTACCTTACGGCGCCTGCCGGTAGGACTAGGGAGGCTTTGGCTAACCGGGTTCGGGCGGAGATAAATGTGGGGCGTCGGAACATGTTGGAGGCGGAAGGTTGGGGGAACCTCCCCACCCCCGGCGCTATCAGAACTCCCGGTCTGTCTCCGGGATACGCCCATGCAGACGCATTACGCTCTAGCAGAACGGTGCAGGAGATTGCGTCGGGGCAGTTCGATCAAGCCGACTGGTTCCGCTTCGGAACACACGATGATCTGCCTATTCCTCCGAACTGGGACGAGTTTATGACACAGTTGTCTCAGGAGATATGGAGAACGGATACGACTCTGGCCTCTACGGTATCCGGACGGACCCCGACGGGAGTGTTGAAAGCGTTCAAGGAGTGGGTCAACGCAGGCGACCCGGATGTTACTGCTAGAAGCCTGTCCGGTATCGTGGGTTGGACGGTGCGGGAAGGCGTCACCGACCCTAGGGCCAGCATGGAGTTGTTGCCCGGGTGGCAGCACCAGTTGAAGAGACTCGTGGAAGACTGGTACAACAAACCCGCCAGTAGGTTGGCTGTGGCGAACCGGTCGCACTCAGCGTGGGATGCCCCGTGAGTCGTATGGGGGAACTCCGCCAAGAAGCGGAGTGGCGCAAATGCCAACGCGACGAACGGTACTTCTTGGAGAAATACTGGCACATCGCCCACCCCGGACAGGGCCGCATCCTGTTCGGACTGCGCGAAGCGCAACGGTACGCCCTAGACCACTGGGACGACAACCGTTACTCGTTGACGTTGAAAGCCCGCCAGATCGGATGGACGACGCTCGTTGCCGCCCACCAGTTCTGGTTGGCGTTCTTCCACGACGACCAGAACATCATCGACCTCAGCCGCACCGAACGCGAGTCCGTTCTCCTGCTGCGTAAATCGAAGTACGGGTTTCAACACTTGCCGGACTGGATGGTGTCCCGTGGCCCGAAGTCGCTGGTCGATCACCAGCAGCGCATGTATTTCGGCAACGGGTCACAGATCACGTCGATGCCTTCGGCATCGGATCCGGCCCGTGGCGAGTCCGCTACCCTGATCGTGGTTGACGAGTGGGCGTTCTTACCGAACCCTGAGGAAGCGTGGGCATCCATTGAACCTGTGGCAGATGTGGGAGGCCGAATCATTGGCCTCTCAACGGCGAACGGATCAGGAAACTTCTTCCACCATCTTTGGGTGGGGGCTTCCACGGCCAATAACAAGTTCTCGCCGATGTTCTTCCCGTGGTCGGCGACGGAAGACCGCGACGAGTCGTGGTACGAGTCGAAGAAGCAGTCGATGCTTTCTTGGCAGTTGGCTCAGGAGTACCCGACGACGCCTGAAGAGGCGTTCGTAAAGTCAGGGAACCCGGTGTTCGACTTGGACGTGTTGGAGGAGATGGAGGGCCGCTGCTATGCGGGCATCAGCGGCTATTTGCATGAGACGCACCCGCGGGTTGTGGAGTTTCGGACGTGAGTTTGGAAGTGTGGCGTGAGCCTGACGGGATGCACGCCTATGTGATGGGTGTGGACACGGCGGAGGGGTTGGGTCACGGCGACTATTCGTGCATTCAGGTGTTGGATGTGGGAACCGGGGAGCAGGCCGCTATCTGGCATGGGCGCATCCCGCCGGATGCGTTGGCGGTGGAAGTGACCCGGCTGGGTTTGTGGTACCGGGACGCGTTGTGCTGCGTGGAGTCGAACAACCACGGGTTGACGACGATCACGATGCTGCGCCAGTTGGGGTATCCGCGGCTGTTTCGGCAACGGTCGCTGAACCGTACGACGAACAAGGTGTCTCAGGAGTTCGGGTGGCGAACCACCCGAACGTCGAAGCCGTTGATGATTGACGATCTGGGCATGGCTCTCCGAAACGACGAGTTGTCGCTTTACGACGTGAACACGGTGCAGGAGTTGCGGACGTTTACCCGTAATGATCGGGGAACGATGTCCGGGTCGCCGTTCGATGACCGGGTGATGGCGTTGGCTTTGGCGAACCAGATGCGACGGTACGCTCACGCCCCCGAGTACGTGGAGTATGTGGACGATTATTGGACGATTGACTGGTGGAAGCGGTTGGCGACCGGCGAATCGACGTCTAAAGACCCCATGCGGATCGGTGCCCATAGTATTCGTGGGACACCCCGGGGAATGTAGGTAGGAGCAACAGATCAGCGTGACCTGTTGCCCGAACAGAGAGAGGTTGCATGTCAGCAGCAGGCAAGTTCGTTGCGTTCACCAGCGGTACTCGTACCATTGACGGCGCTACGGGCAAAAACAACAAGATGGAGCGAGGCTCTTCCGTTTCGGCTAACCCGATTTGGGAACCGGCTGCTCCAAACTCCCCCAAGCAGCGGTTCGACTCCCCGAAGGTGAACAACCAGACGGGTGGTTACGGCGAGATTTCTGTGCGTTCGACTCCGAAGAACCAGCATGGACTCACCGGGAAGGTTGAGCCTGCGAAGCCGCAGCCGGACCTGAAGGGTCACAACGCTGCGCCGCATACCAAGCGTCCATAACTGTGGCCGTTCTGGCCCGGACAGCAACATACGAGGAGTTCTGCGACTACACACAACTGCACCGTGGCACTCTGTCTAAGACGGAGTTGGACGAGTTGTGGGAGTGGCGGCAGAAACTACTCTCGTTGAAGGTTGCGACGGGTCGTGGTTACCGCGCGCAGTTGCCTCTTGACGAGCAGCATTTGACGCGA